TAATCAACTAGTTCTCCTCCGGGGGGCTTTCGCCCCCCGGAGGTCCTAATTGTGGAGACATAAATGCCTCCGTCCACCCTCGTTGCAACCGTTCGCGGTGAGGGACCGCATACTCGAGACCCCGGTCAGATACAGCGCCCAAACCCATATGGTTCAAGCGCAGTATTGAATCCTGGAGGTGATACCATTCACCATCCGAGATGCGAAGTTTCGCACCGCGTACCAGGTTCAGCCTCGTCTCCCACCTATGATAACCTTGATTAAATCTCAAGGTCTTCTCATAGGTAAGGAGTTTATCGAGGCCGATAGGTTCATACCGACAGAGCCCCTGAGCATTAGGATTGTTACTTAAAGGTAACGAGCCCCAATACTTAGAGACATGTCGATACAAGCCTTCTGAGGTCAGGCGATAACCCGAGTGCGCAAGGCGTTTAGCCAAGCTGCACATCGAGAATGCCCCTGAGACGGATCCAACATCTGTCGTCTTCAACCTATGAGGCGTAACATTGATGCCTTTGAAGGCATCCACGCCACAGGATTCTCGAAAGAATCCATGCCGAAAGGTCTTACCTACATTGGGAATTAACCCAGCGCGGATAAGAGCACTTAAAGCACCATCATAGTACTCTGAAGGAAACAGAATGTCGTCTCCGAAGACATAGACATCATTACAGTTAGTACCATAATGAGACCTGATGCCAGCTCGTACCAAAGCATAGAATACGAGACTCTGTACAGGAAACGTTAATGCGTTCCCCATAGGAGCCCATTTTCTAAGCGTAATGACGCGACCATCTAGTAATCTGACCTTGTTAGCACGACTACAAGAAATCTTCTCATATGCATAATCTCCAAAGAGAAAACGCACAAGAAGAGGACTCAAGCGGTCGCTAGCTTCCTTAAGATCTAAAGTACAGTACTTTCTATCTATAGAAGACGCTAATGCTAGCTTGCCATTCGTAGTCTGATCACGGAAGGTTATCCTTCCATTAGCAGATGAACGAGATGACATGATAGCACGTTCAAGGACTCTCCTACAGCCTTGTTGTATCCAGATTGCCTCCTTAGGGTGAACGCATATAATGCGTGGACCCCGAGAGTCTTTCGGGACAGCTTCAAGTCGAGCGATGATATCATCACTCTCCGATAGCATCTTCCCCATCTGAATACCAGACGCAAAGCCCTGAAAGGGCAATGCGCAGAGGTATTCAAAATAAGGATAATGTTTTTCGATGTTGGAGTAGATGCAGCAGAATGCGCTCTTCTTATGTGGTTTAGCAGAGGGATAAACAGCCCCCGGCCCATGAGAAGGAACAATCTCTGTCCAGTCAATAGGATATATTATCCTACCAACTATTTGTTGCGCCGATCTGAACATATGAGGATCAGTAGTCTTAAAATAAGACTCCCAAACCTCAATAGACGAATCGGTATCTTCAAAGGAGGCTTGCGCCTCTTTGAGTTGGTCATTTGTTGGTTCGAACTCGATCTTATAGCAGAACAAGAGGAGCTGTCGTATATACCGAAGATACTTTCCATCTAATGTAGATAGGAAGCGATCTAGAAGTGGTTTAATCCACTCCGGGAACTCTGGCAGGGTGCCAGACCCTTCAATATACAATAACAACTCTTTATCTAGCTTAGGTCCTTGTTTAAGAACCCACTCATCAGTAATCTCGTCGGGAGCGCCAAGTGGCACGCCTGACAATTCACTAATGTCTGCTAGCAGGCGAGAATATGTATCTAATACACATAAACTTTTATTCATATGAATATGCCTGTCTGCTAGTTGGTCAGAGCTTTGCGTAAACGGCGAGCTACAAAGTAGCGCGCTAAATACTCATTGCTCTCACGTAAGTCCTGGGATGTAGCGATAAGCCTCACCCCAAGATCCGACAACCACACCATTGGCACAGCTATAGGTTTACCATTCGCCGAAAGGCTTGTGGCATACACTAACCGTGTAGATGATGTGTCGATACCCGTAACTGCAAGGTCAATATAATCAGTACATAGCAAATCGGAATTGTATCCGAGAAGCTTCTGAAAGGAGTCAAGACTCATCGAAAACGATGAATCCATTCGCCCCTCAGACATACTGATATTGACTTTTACTGGACTTGATACGATGACAACTTTCATGGTGGTTATATAACTATCATATGGTTAGCCATTGCATCAGGCCAGAACTGGGTTACCCCAGTCCTAGATAGACTGCAATAGTACTATCTAGACAAACGACATTACTGCTCGCCGTTGGAAAAGATCTCGGTTTCGAGGTCCAATCCGCTGGTGTTAGTAGTGCCGTGCAGCAAGTTCACCATCATGGCTTCCAAAGCCGTGTTGATGCCTGCGGTAACTAGCGGGTCGGTCGGACGTGCAAGGACCGTATACAAGCTGACAGGACGGATGACTCCGTCTGTCATGGTCATATAGTAATCGAGCCTAACCAGCGTTCGTTTTCCGGCGACTTTCGTCGTGGAATCCACATAATCCTGATGTTTAATCAGAAGTTCTGTGGGAAGGCTGGCACCCCGGGATATTTCCCGGCGAAGTGATCCATTCTGGTCAGAATAGATCAGGTTAAAGGCCAGAGTACTGACCGTGAGGTTGTTGTTCATGTGTATGCTGGACTGTTTTATTACCTCTTAGCTCTCAGATTCGCAGCCATTTGGCTGATCAGCGCGGCAGTTATGCCGAGTTGATTTTTTCCGAATCTGCCACTCAAACCTACAGATACTGTAGGCTGAATAGGGCGACGAAGATACGACAATAACTCTACGACTGCGATCTGGGTTCCGTCAACCGAAGTAGTTTCAGTCGGCAAGAATCTGAGTTTATCAACTCGGACAATCGCCGACCACTTCGTACTGACGCAAGCGTCTGTCACCTTCTTAGTACTACCCGTAAGGGTATTATCAAGAGAGTTTAAGACACCAGACAGGTCAAGGAACCAGTCAACTACGAAAGAGAATGGAATTCTCTCCCATAGAAAACTAGCAGGGCCAGAAGCCCCGAACCGACTCGCCAGGTAATCAAGAGTTTGAAAAGCTCTTGAATTATACTGATGATTCTGAATTCCCTTAATGGTACAAGTAAAGACAGGGCCCTCTGTAGCATATATAGCTCCAGCGGTCCACATCCTAGCTTGATCATTTCCCGTTCCATAAGACATCGGGATTGCACTAGAAGGAGGACTAGCGGGATTTATACCCACAATAGTTCCCTTCCAGTTCCGATGAACCGTGACTTCACGGCCAGCTTTGCGAATGACCGACTCCAGCCTCTTCTGATAAGAAGAAACTGCCTTCGAAATCTTCCGCATATCGCTGATTATGGGCGCTATACCGAACTTATAATACAAGTAACCACCAGAGAGGAAAGAAACTAACCCTCTAGCGTTACTGCGTATAAGCTTTAGTGCGCCGGCCTTAGATAAAGGCCCGACGTCCCTAATAGAGATAAATCTCTGATAGAGAGGTCTTAGACTCGTTATCAACTCAGGTGCCTCCACAACATTCAATAAGGTATCAACCTCATTGGTGTTGTAAAAGGCATCCAAGGTGCTACGAATCGCGGCGTCCTCGGTAACAGGGTACGTTATCAGGACATTGCTAGGATTCACCAAAGGTGAAGAGCCCGGCAAACATCCGAAGATACGATAGAATGCCCACGGACCAGTATAGCTATATGCTATAGAGCCACTTTGGCCCAGCATCGGAACGTCAGAAAACGTTTGATGCGTCTTGGAATGTCGGACATATTTAAAGCGGCGACCCTTAGAAGGATCGTCGTCTATCAGCTCTTCACCGTACTTCCACGTGATGGACCCACCCCCAGGGTGAGTAACGGCAGAGCCGTTATTCGTTCCAGGGTAGGGCCCAAGTGGAGATACGATTGAGTTATCAGTAACCTGATTACGTGTTCG